CTTCCGATTGTGCTTCACTAGCAATTGTTTCCAATTGCATGCTAGCATTCGGTTCATCAACACTATTTTCCATTACTAATCCACTCTGTGATTCCAAAGGTTCATCCTTTGTCAAAGCTCCTAGCTCATCTGGATGCCTAAAATAGGATAAACTCCTAATCTTTTGTGCATCAGGTTGAGCAAACTTTGCATCGTCACACATGGATACATAAACATTAACTGAAATATCAGAATCTGCACTAGGTGATACCAATTCATTGATAACATCTAATTCAATAATTCCATTACAAGCTCTGAAAAACAATTCATTCAACCTTGTAGTAGGCGAATAATTCAAATTATTATCAATTTCAGTACATTCCAACCAAGGTTGGAATTGTCCCCAACCAATAGTAATTTCAAAATCTTCAGCATCTGCAATATCTATTACTCTAGAATAATTCGTATTGTAATCAACATCTGCACCCAAAGCTCTAGGATCATATCTTACTAACATCCTACCTTTATGGTACGCTGACTTAACAACTTGAAATCTAAATTTAATAGATCCTTGCCAAAACTTAAATAATTGGGCCATGTGACACATCGGCGTCATATGCAATTCCCTCCTTAAAGTTGGTGTGGTGTAATTAGCGGTTCCAAACAAATCTGGAGCCACACGGCAATTCCACAACAAATCTCCAGGAGCAGCTTCGCTAGTCCAATTAAATGTTGTTAAATAAGATTCTCGCTTGACATAATCAACTAAACCCATCTCATCTCTGGCTTCCAAACCAGTGACTCTGGGATCAATTGTTACTTCATTCTTAGAATCAAATGTTAACTTATACACAGCATCTGCAGCATCAACATTGGAAATATTTCCAACTGGTACTGGTTTCATAATCTGTGGATCAGTTAATACTGCCGGCCTACTAAAACCAAATAGACGGGCAATTTGACCTACACGTGTAGCAACCATTTCCGTTGCTCTCGCGTATGGCGCAATAAGCGGTATTTCTTTCAATGCACCTGCTGCTTTCGCAACTGCAGATGCCGGTTTAGAAATAATACCCTGACCATACTCATCTCCGGAATTCATCGTTCCGGATTGAGATGGCAATGTAGGCAAATCACGTGATGTTGGCATAGTCAACACCACATCAGTGGCCCACAAATAAACATTGACGGTAACAGGATTTCCCCCGTCCGTATGTTTTAAATTTCCGAATGACCTAAATGTCACTTCACCTAAATTATCGGCAACATTTTCCAACGCATCAGATAATGAAATGTAATTGTCCTTATAAAAATAAGGCATTTCCAAAACACCACCTGAATTCAATGTTGGATTTAAAAATATATGTGGCTTCTGTGAAGCACTAATCAAATCTACATCAAACGCAGTACCCAAACCGCGTTCAATTGTGACCTGATCATATCCATTCAAAGGATTATAAGATACTAGTGCACGACCATAATGAAATGGTGTACCACTAATCAAAACTTTCATGTGTAAATTCATACGTAAAAGTTCAAAATTTTTAATCTTATTCCTAATAAATGGATTGCTTAAATATTCAGTCCATGGTTTTATTGTCTCAAATAAAGGCTGGTTCACAGCCCATTGATATGTTGCTACATTAATAGGACGACATAAAAAATTCCCTAAATCACTATCACTATTATTTGCTAAATTAAATGTTGGGTCAGGATTGGTTGGCACCGTAGTGTTCCATCCAGCTGACTCATCCGCAAAGGTCGTAACCTGAGCTTTTACATCTTCTTCAGCACGAGTAATATTAACTGTAGCTGATTGCGAAGGCAATTCTTCAATGAATCTAATATGTTTAGCTTCCAAAGCAGAATATTTCTTCTTTAATTTCCTAATATGACCGTATTTACGGGCCACATCAGTTTCTAATTGGTGAATTCGCACCAAAGCCGATTCCAGTGTATAAGGGGTCTGGACCACCCCGTTGTGCATACTTAAATCCAATGCACTCGGATGTAATTGTGTAATACTAGTAATGCAATTTTAATAAAATAACATAAATGTATGCATCAATACATCTATGCCAGAGCTTCTCTTGTTGTAGTTTCAAACTACGCCACTAAATAATGGTACCTTACAAGAAAGGTTCAAGACAAACGAGTTTTCGTAACATATATTTAGTTTGGAAGATACTAAATACAAATTCGTAACTACCCCATTCGGGTTCTTTGGTTTTAATCGCATGTATCCAACGCGATATCAAAATTATGAAATATTTTTCCTAATCCTTTTGGACAGGAAATGGGTTTTCATCCCATTCGTATTTCTCACAATACTTAAGAATCTGTTCCTGATAAGTCGGGAATGATCCTACAAGTCCTGTGAGATTACATTCGTCAGCAACTTGTTTAAGTTGAGCACATTTTTCGGTGTATTTCTCACGTCCATAATGTGCATACTTATCAAGTGCATCTTTAATAGTACAAGCAGCATGAAGCTCTTCTGTAATCTGAGATTTTCCATGTGCATGGAGCATCTTAGAAATTGAAGATTCTTCAATTACTGCGCGATACAACTGCAATTCTTCATCCCAAACAGCATTGTGTTTCAAGAAACCAGCTTCTGAACCATGTATAAATGGTACAGATTCTGCTTCTTTATCAGCCATAGTGTATGTGATATCACTTTCAGCTAAAACACGTGCAATATTGGTATGATTATACGCATCGTATCCTGGTTTAACGGACATAATATTATCATCTCCATATGTTAATAATGCTACAACTTTAGAAAATAATGGTGTTTTCCACCACCTTTCTTCTTGTGCAATCTTGTAATATACATAACGCATATACAAACTATTAACAAGTGAATTTGTAACCACAGTCAATGGATGTCCCGAAGGATTTGATCCATAAAACTGTACTAATGTTCCAAAATAATCATATGTCGGTGAACAAATTTCCGTGGCTATTCCACGCATAATTGTTAAATCATCCGCATCATAATTTCCACTTTGTTCTGCAAGATTAATTAAAATCTTAAAACTTGCCAACATAAATCTTGGAGACATACGTCCATCAAAAGACTTATAATCGCCTGCAACAACTCTATTTACTCCATGTTTATAAACATGTTTCATCATTTTTGTCCATTCAGGTGATTCTACATTCAAACCAACAGCACATTCAAAAGTTTCCTTATTTTGCTGCATTAATGATGAAATTGTTAAGAAATATTTCCTAACTAATATTATAAAATATATATTGCATCCAGCAAAAACTCTAACTTTCTTCTTTCCAATCTTAGTTGGTTCGTCCTTAAGTGAAGCTTTAAAAACTGTATTGATACGATTTCCGTCCAACAAAGTTTCTTCTAACTTTTTAATCTCTTCCAAAACTACGGGATCAATATCCCTTGGACACGAAATTCCTTCAACAACTCTTTCTGACTTACTAACAAATTTTGTTTTAGGTCCAGAAAATGGAAATCCACAAGCAGTGGAAAAATTCATGGCATTAATGCCAATCACTCCATCTAAACCTGCTAAAACTACATCATCTTCTAATTTACCAAGATTATGTAATTCATCTTTTAATGTTGCAATCAAAGTTGTATTAAAATCAACAACAGCTTTATCAATCAAAGCCGCATCAAATCTGTAAGCAGTATGAGTTTTATTCTCAATATCCACTTCCTTATGCATGATATCCTTCATTAAATAAGGTTTATCATGCTTCCTTTCCAAGCCTAAATGTTCTTGTACCTTCTTCGAAATAGAAGATACAATTAC